TTTGTTGTAATTAAAATTCTAACTATTAATAAATCTAGTACGACGTAGGAAAACTCTTCATCCATTTCTAAATCCTTCCCAGAAACAAATTCAATTCCTAACATCATACCTGAAATGAAACTAAGTGTAAAGTGCATTAGATTCCTACCACTTCGCACACACCAGCTGTGCAACTTAACTCTTGTGTTCCTGTAGTAGTATCTTCTTCTTCTTTAAACTTAGACCAATCAACAACAGGGAATGCATTACTAAACTCTGTAAAGAACTCTTCTGTTACCTCTTGGTATGGTGCTTGTTTATAAACGTGATCTGAGTGTGGTAAGAGAGACACACCTGAAACATCACTGAAGTTATTATAGATCCAAGCACCTACGTCTAAGAACTCGTTATCTTTATAGTACACAGTGATTGACGGATTATGTTCTGTCCAATGCTTCTGATATACACTATAAAGTTCTAACTGTTCTAAGGCGTTTGTTTCGTTGCGGGTGATACCTGATTTGCTACCCTGTTGCGGGAAACTGAAGATCGTGATATCGCTCGGTTTAGTGACGTCTGGCTCATTCGGTATGCCTGCTTCCTTAAAGAACGCTGTAAGCGGATCCTTGTTATCCATTCGTACAGTTCTAATGTAATGCTTGCTGTAAGCAGGATGAATGCCACTACTGCAACCAACCAACTGACTAACAGTTCCTGAAGGCTTAACAGTAGTGATAGCGACAGACTCAGGTATGCCGAGTATACCAGCCCACTCTTTATTGACTGCAATTGCATGTTCACGTAACTCCTTTAACCAACTAATACACTCTTGAGTAGGTTTACTTAGTATAGCATGATCCATGATACCTGTCATACTTACACCTAGTAGACGTTCCTCTTCTTGATTCTTTTTCCACTCAGACCTTAAGTATCTAAAGTTTGTAAGGGTGGATTGAAATGTCCCGACAATTGTTGCGACTTCGATTTTCTCTTTAAGGTCAGCAAGGGTGTCGTTCTCCCTGATGACGACTTCACTGAGATTACAAACTCCTTTAGATCGCAGGATAATTTCTCCGCAAGGATTTGTACCGTAGTCATAGCCATCAACATCTCGTCTTCCGTTAGAGGCTGCTTTCTTTGTAGCTGCAACTCTATTGAATAATCCTCGTTCACCGCTCTTCGACTCATACAAAGTACCCCACTCTTTTAAGAAGATACCTACATCAGGTTTCTCCGTGTATGCTACTGAGTTATTGGCAAGAGCACGTTGTACATTGTCTTCCCACCAAGCACCGTTCTTAGCATTACGCATACGATCATCTGTTAGATTAGATAGACTGATGAGCGCACTACGACGAACACCACCAACAATAACAATATCAGCAACCTTGCATACCAAGTCATGGCATTCCAATGAATTTAGTTTTCGTCCTGCGGCTCGTTTAAAAGTATGAACCGTAAATGCGAATAAGTCTTCAAGAGGTTTTGGGCCGCTTGCTCTACCACCAAAAGTCCTGAGTCTAGCTCCTGCAGGTCTAATTCCTGAGGTATCCCATTTTGGCATTCTTCCAGAATATAGGAGGCTAATGAGTTCCCTATAAGCAGATGCCCAACCAATTCGTGAATCCTTAACTCTAATGGATGTGTCCGTTTCATGGAACTCCTCAGCTACAACTGGTAGGTTGTTAGTAAACTGTCGTTCTACAGAAAAACCTACACCAGTACCGCACATTAATATATACATTACTTCATCAAAAGCCTTAGGGCTATCTATTGCTACAAAGCTACAATTGTAACCAGCAATTTCATCACGATCTAAGGCAGGACCTGCTGTCATTAGACAGCGCATACTAGGCATTACTTTTAATTCACGTATTGCTTTATTTACTTTCTCTTCAGGAAATACATCAAAACGTTTCTTAAAGAATCCTGTGTATCTATTTACTGTTTCTTCCCAAGTCTCTCGTCGGCTCTCGTCAGGGACCCATCGAGCATACCGACTTGCATGGATAAACTTTTGGTAGTCAGTTAATGCCATTAATATGTTTCCTCATAGTCAGATAATTCATTGTTAAAGTATTCGTACTTGTCTTCAATACGGTCTAGGAAAGCCTCTACTAAATCCTCTGAGGTAATATTCAGAATTTCTAGTAGAGTAATTTCATCATACTGTGCGGCAAGACGTCTTGTAATTTCCAACAGAGTTAATGTCATTTTGCTTTCTTTTTAAAGTTATTACCTAATATTATACTATACATATTCTTCGTTGTCAAACGAATCTTTGTATTTATCTTCAAGGTCTATTAATAAATCTATAAAGTGTTTAGCTTTTTCTAGATCTTGAACACCACCTTTAAGTCGCCACCTACATAAGTATTTAATTGCAGTAGCTTCTAAATAAGGAATGTTATTTACATAACAGAACTCAACAGGTTGGATAGCGAACTCTTTGTAATGGTTGCCACCAACTTGTGAAGAGAGTGATGATAGTAGTTCTTTATCTTTAACCATACGTCGCCTTTAAATAATTAATTGATACTGCCATTTCATCGAAAGCACCATCGTTCACTTCGTGAAGCATGTAGAACCCACGCCAATGTTCATTGCCTTGTGGACCAAGATAGTCCTCATTGTGCTCGTAACACGAGCCCGCAATAATCGCTGTCATTTCTTTACCGTCAGCCCTACGGGCGTAAGCAATCTGTCGTCCTTGTTGGTGACCTGCAAAGCAGGACATATGTTTCTTAGTCACGAGCATTTGAGCACTGGTTACTGGTCGTCCCATAACACCAGAAGTAAAGTAATGAGAATAAGCAATACCGCCAATTACCACCACCTCAAGGAACGGATACACTTCCCAACCGTAATCTTCATACTTAAGATCACTAGTAGAAATGAGACCTTCAAGTTTTCTATCATACTCTACCGCCCTATCAATCCTGTGTTCATGATTACCTAGAGTAAGAACTAGACGAGGATTCCAACGTTTGTCTTTGTTACGAATCAATCGTTCCTGTTCTTCTACTATAGGACCCATTAAAGCTTCCATGCCTTGACGAGCAGCCTTGATGTCTGCCTTGTAAGTACGTCCTTCAAAGGACTTCTTACCAATGTCATAGCTAGATAGTGACGGCATATCTGCGAAGTCACCAATACAAACTATAACATCGGGCTTCTTCTCAGAAGCGTATTGACCAATCCATTTAAGATACTCAATGGACTGGCCTGGCTTCACCTGGCAATCAGGGATTACTAAATGTTTCATCGGAATTTCTCCCTCTCATCGAGCATTGAATTAGCAATTGCATAAGACAACATAGCTAGTGTATCAGGTTCTATTTCTTTTTTAGGATCATGAGGAACATTTCTAATTAAAGCATTAAGAGATTCTAATGCAAAGTAGTCCCTAAGATTCATACCTGTCCACATTCGCTTGTCTTTATCTACACAAGGAAAAGCAGGGGAGTTACCCCTTGGTGCTGTCTTTACGTCACTCATTGTACTTGACCTCCTTGCTCTTGGAATAAGTTTAACTCTTGTTGTGCTTCATTAGCAGCAATAACAAAGATACCTTTACGAACTAATTCTTTAATACTAAAGTCCATGAGGAATGAAGCCTCATCTGGATCTACATGAAAGTCAAAGTCCAGAGACCCATCTTTATTTTGTGTACAGTTTGATATAATCATTTAACCAGTCCTTTCTGAAGTCTAACCACTGGAAACCGTTGGCTTCCGCCCACATCCAATAGGTAGTCTTGCTTCGCTTGTTTATCTTATTGTCAGGGTTCATGAATAAAAAGATTACTGTTGTATCTGGATTGCATTCTTTAAACCATAACATCTTTTGACGAGTATCTAAATCTAACTTACCTTTAGCTTCTAGGTATATGTTCTTACGTCCAGTCTTAAAGTCAGGAATATAGACCCGATCCTTAGCAGGCTGTACGTATTTGAACTTATCAGGTTCATACTTCGTCGAAGGAAAGTTCTCCTTCAAGATCTTCCAGACCTGTTCCTCCAGTTTGCTCTTGAATGTTGGCATTAAATTTTATACTCCAGTCTTCATCTACGTTACGTCTTATCCAGAGGACTCGACCATTCATAAGGAATTCTTCATCGTTACCATAAGCATTACGAACTGCTTTGAACATTTGATATTCGCTATCACAACCTTCAAGAATACGCTCTGCTTTCTTAGGACCAATTCCAGGGATACCTTTGATGTTATCGCTACGATCCCCTTGTAAACACTGCATATAGAAATGCTTTAGTCCGCCCATGTAAGTTACTGTTTGAAACTCATCCTTAACAAAGTTATAGTGTTGACCTGGAATCATTAGGAGATCTTTATCTATAGTACAGATAATAGTTTTCTCTGTTTGATTAATGCCCATAGCATCGTCTGCTTCCTGACCTTCGCAGACTTCTGCATTAAACTCTTTAACTAGGTAGTCTCGTATAGCTTGTAGCCAATAGGGTTTCTCTGTTGGCCTATGAGCTTTATACTCAGGATAGATAGTCTTACGAAAGTTATTAGAGCCTGTTAGGTAAACCTTGTATTCATCTGAGTCTGTATAAAAAGTGATCTTGTCAATTAAGTCATCTACTTTACTAAATACATAGTCATCTGAATCGTCGTCTTCACATGTACAAGCAACTCTGTAAGCTACTATATCACCATCAATTAATGCTGTTGTCATAGAGCAGGCCTTATTAAAAAATGATCAGCATTTATTTTATATGAATAGAAGTTTTTAAGATCATCTGTTAATTCAATTATTATGCTATTGTTTTTATGTGTCCAGCATCCAGTAATTTGTTCACCATTTGCTAGGTTAACAGCATAAGCATAGTTTAATTGAACATTTTGAGTAGCTTTCCACTTTTTACATTCAGCATTAGATATTACTAATTGAATTTGTGGTTCTAGTGGAACATACATTTCTTTAGTATCATCAGCATAAACTGAAGTTATACCTATAAAACTTAATGCTAATACTTTTAATATAGTTTTCATGACTATCCTTTGGGGCCGAAGCCCCGTTTGTTAGTATGGAATATCATCCTGAATGTCAGTAATCTCAGGACCTTTTGCAGCTTCTTCTTTACTGAAGACATAAGCCTCGAACTCTTTAGCTAATTTAATAACATCAGCACTATTAGGACTAGACTTAGCACCCACGGAAAGAGTACCAATAGCAGCACTAATGCTACTTTGTCGAACAATGTATACTTGACGGGCTGCCCGCTCTTCTTTTGTTTCGTAGTTACTGCCAGATACCTTACCTCCTGTTGATGGTGCACTGGATGTGGCTGCCGCTGGAGCAGAGCCTTGACCAGAACCAATGTTAGTCCATTGCCAATAGCCATTGTCATCTTTAGTAGTGACTACGTCTACGACATCACCCTTGGTTAGATTCTTGATGTGATTGAACACACTTGGATTACTAAATGACATTAGCTTTTTGGTAGCTACTTGTCCGTTATCACCCTTGTATGTTATCTCGATACTCTGATAGCTACGACCATTCTTAGCTGCGTGAGTATTTGGTGCACCTACATCTATAATATTAACTTGCATTTATTACCTCCAAATTGCCCCAGTTAGGACCGACTTGACACTCGACCCGCATTGGGAGATTAAATTTAACTCCGAATAGTTTCTCGAAGTTCTTTGGTACATCTGTAAAACATTTATCAACTAAATTTACTATACTAATATTATCGCATATCTTGTCATCTACGTCAAGGATTATCGAGTCATGTACAGTATTAATTAGTCTTACGCCTTCCATTCCTTTAAGTCTGTTAGACAGTGACACTCTTGCGATTGACATGAGGTCCGCTCCAAGCCCTTGTACAGGGTAGTTGAGGATCTTTGTTCTAGGCCACTTGACTTTTCCATAGGAGACTTCTGGTTCGTAGTTGTAGACACGGCCTGTAGGCATAGTAAGTTTTCTATCTCTCTTAGCTTTGTCGACAATGTCTGTATGCCACTTACCAAGCCCAGCGTATTTACGATAGAACTCTCCAATGACTCCTTCCCAGAACTGTTCTCCGCCAATGTCTTTAAAGTTAGGATCATTAGCATAAGAGTATGCAGATCCTCCGTAGATAAGACGGAATACGAACGTCTTAGCAATGAGTCTACTTGGTAGATTAAACCGCTCTTGGTTGTCTGTGTGTTGGTCAACATTGTTCCATATCTCCTTAATAGCTGTTTGATCTTGACTTAGATAAGCAGCACAGATCCATTCAAGAGCCTTGGCATCCGCCTGAATCAAGCTCATTGTTGCACTCCTTTTGACATTGCTTTTCCTTTAACTCTTTGGTTACTTGTTCGGCATTGAACTCTGTAAACTCCTGTGTATAATCTAAGTTAACAACACCATAAACATCATTGTAATCTTTAGCTGACATATCTGCTCCTGAATAATTCTTTAATTTCGCCATCAAAGTTCTGAAGGTTTGGTCTACTAGAACTGAGTCTTCCTGTTCTAGCAACACACTGATTAAGCTGTCCGTGTAATTTTCCTTCACTCCATTTCATCTCCTTTCTTAGTTTAACAAGTCCTTCATAGTAAGTTGATAGACGCTTCTCTAGAGTTGCTCTACGTAATAGTAACTCGACTAACTCCTTAGCGTTCTTACTTCCTTTGAGTGACTTAAGTGTTGCTTCATCCGTACTGTAAAACCCATCCTTTGCTAGTTCAGAACCACGTAGTGGTGTGATTAGCTTAGGAAATATAACAGGGTAATCTACCCACCTTTCTTTCGGTTGACCAGCTCTAGTGCCCGTTTTGAATACTCCAATAACTTCCCTGCGCTTAAGATTAATAGTTCCACCGTAAAGTAAAGCAGAGAGGTGCTCAGTAGAATTACTATTGAAATCAGGAGTGTTATGATAGTCCATAAGAAGTACATCAAGCCTACGAATTTGTTCCGTAAGATCTTCAGCCAATTCTGCACTACGAGTTTCATCAAATAAAAGTCCATTGTATTCCATCTCCTCTAAGACCAGTAGGTCTTGGTTATGTAAACTAATTAATCGCTGTAGCTGTGGGCTACTAGCTTGCACTTCAGCCAATTGTTTTAGATACACTTGGTATGTTAGATCCAGATCCCCTTGCAAGTACTCCTCAAGGATATCTCTTGGTACGTCTGGAGTATCGATTCCATTCTTCCAATACTCAGTGCTAACCACATCAAGCTTAGTACCCAAACCATAATGAGCAGCGACACCATTGAGAGATGGGTAGCTTGCCGTTTGTCCAGATAGTATAAAATGTACAAGCTGACAATCCCAAATACGTTTAGTGCTAAAAGTAATTCCATATCGTCTTATCCAATGTAAGTCAAATTTAATATTGAAACCAATTAGTAACTCGCTGTCATCAATGCTACTTTGTATAGATAGAAGATTGCTCCCGTAAGGATCAGAACTATATTCAATAGGATGCAGAACAGAAGTATCTTCAGTAAGCAGTCCAACATAGCACAGCCTATTCGTTTCATCAAAGGGGTTACCCTTGTTGCTAATAGTTGTTTCAACATCAAGTACCAACCTTTTCATTTTGTTTCCTTAGTAAGTATTGTATCATAAGTACTGATACCATGCCAAGTCCAAAGGCTTGGTAATAACATTGAACGTAGTATATTATATCAGATATCTTCATATCTTGCAACCTCTGGTTTGATTAATACTTGAGTAGAACCATGTCGTAAGTCTGGCATAGTATCTGCATCACCGATTAGTTTGTTCTTGACTATGTTGAAGTACCGAGTACGGGATGTGTTGTCCTGTTCTTTACCGATACCTAGAATCCAGTCAGCTTCACCTTGCTTCGCAGTCTTGCTGCCATCTACCATGTCCATCGTAAGAAAGAGCTTACCTTCCGCCTCACCGCTGGCTTGGCTAACAGCAATGACAGGTGCATATGTCTTAGCAATTTCACGGGCCCACTGGTAGATTGCTTTGAGTTCCAAATCATTTCGTTCTCCTTTGAATCCTTTGATCTTATCGATCTGATCAAATATAATTAATGCTGGCTTACTGTTCTTAAGAATGTTCTCAATACGGAACTTACTGTTTGAGTCCTCGAAGTCCAGTATCTTGATACGATTGCCAGTAGCCTCTATGTACCTACGTTGTTGCCGTTCTCTGTCCCTGAATAGGTAGTCTGTATTAAGATTAAGTGCCGCTTGGTAGCATCTGATGGCGACCTTAGACCCTTGTTCTTCGTTATTAAACCAAAGAACTTCTCCCTCTGTTTGACTGACCATGTGAGTAATTTCACTAGCGAGAAACGTGGTCTTCCCAGTCTCAGGCCTTGCAAAGATAAAGCCAAAGTCACCCTTTCTAAGAGAGCCAAGAGCTTGGTTAAGCCAATTAACACGCCATCGTAGGCCAGGTGTTGCAACTTGTGATTCATATAATCCTTCTAAGTCCATGACAATAGGTTTAGGTTCATCTAATTCTATCTCTTGATGTTCGAACTTGTTAAGTAGATCTAACAGATCTTGGACTGGTTTCTTACCAGTTTCTACATCTAATGACACTAGAGCCACCTCACCTGCAATGGCTCGGTGTCTATGCTCATCTAAGAGCCCAATAAGGGCCTCTTTGTTTGTAATGTCTTGAGCATCTATGTCATCTAAGAGAAGCTTTAGTTCTTTTCTTTCTTGTTCTTTTAATAAATACTCTGTATTATAAAATATATCTAGATCATTAATATTAATATTATTATATTTTTTATATTTAATATAATAGTTATTAATAGTATTAAATATTTTAT